CGAAGAATGGTAGATTTAAAAATAATATAAATAGAAGTATTGAGAAAAAAATCCGTATTATGATAAACTTATTATACCTTAATCGAAGAAAAGGAAACTACTATGGCTCTTAAATCATCAGAGTCTCCAAATGTTACAGTACGCGAAGTCGACTTAACAGGCGTTGTGCCTGCTACGGCTAGTACTACTGGAGCATTCGCTGGAGAATTTAACTGGGGCCCCGCACTTAAACCAACTCTTGTTTCTAACGAAGCAGAATTGGCACTTAAATTTGGGTCACCTGTACAAGGCGGGGCTTCTGCTTCAGACTTTTTGTCTGTTGCGCAATTCCTCAAATATTCATCAACAGCATACGTCACTCGTATTGTAAATGATGGAGACACTAACGCTGCGGCTGAAGGTTCAGCGGGCGGGACAGAAGTTGTTGCTGGCGGCAGCGATATAACTTTGCAATATGACGGTGTGGAAGAGACGTATTTCTACGAATTACCTTTCCGCGTTGGAGATGATGCGTTAAACCCCGTAATTGATAGTACATGGAAAACTAATGTTCTTGACTCTGATGGCGCCATTGTTCACGCTGTGGGTACCGATGCCGACGCTTCGTTGACATTAACGACTCCTGCGTCAAGTGGTAACAGTCGATTAGAATATACTCCTGAAGTTGACGGTGGCGGTGTGGTGGTAACTCCACATCCCGAAATCGTAGCAACATGGATGTACGACAAACCATTACCTACTGGTATTCAAGTACTGAATGGTGAAGATTTCGAGCAACAAGATTTAACTAGTTACAAGATTGTCGCACGATATCCTGGCGCCCGTGGTAACCTTATTACTATGGAAGTTTGTCCCCCTGTAGCATTTGCCGGATGGTCTCACGCAAGCAAATTTGCGTCTAAACCAGAAGGTTCTGAAGTACATGTAGTGGTATTAGTTGACGGTGAAGTTGTCGAGACTCATGATTATCTATCAACTGTTGAAGGCGCAAAACTACCAGACGGTTCAGCAAACAATGTATTGGATGTTATCAATAACAAATCTGATTGGGTTTGGGCAGCTAGCATTGGTACTTTAACGACTAGTGTTGTAGTATTCACTTTGTCAGGTGGAGCTAACGGCGACCACGTCAAGGCAGACTATGTTACAGCATTCGACCAATACGCAGACGTAGATTCAATTACAGTAGATTTCTTAGTATCACCTTCACGTGGACAAAATGACGGAATTGATGTTGAAGTAGCAGCGCTGGCAGCGGCACGTAAAGACTGTGTTGCGGTAGTATCTCCTTACGGAGACGCAATCAAAGCATCAAGCGTAGACGACATTGTCACTTGGTCTGATGGTCTACCTAACAGCGATTACCTCATTTGTGACGGTAACTGGTTGAAGGTATACAACAAGTATCAGGATAAGTACGAGACTATCGCGGCAGCATCATCTACCGCAGGTATTATGGCAGCATCAGATAGAGATTCAGCACCTTGGTTCTCTCCAGCTGGTTCTCGTCGTGGTCAATACTTTGGGGTAACATCTCTGGTTTTCAATCCTACCAAAGGACAACGTGATACATTATATAGCGCAAAGGTAAATCCAATCGTCAGCTTGCCTGGCCAAGGTACTGTTCTATTCGGTGATAAGACTCACCTATCACGTCCATCCGCATTCGACCGTATCAACGTACGTCGTTTGTTCTTGGTAATTGAACGCTCAATCGCAGAAGCGGGTAAGAACGCAATGTTTGAATTCAACGATGAGTTTACTCGCGCAGAATTCGTTAACATCGTAGAACCGTTCCTACGTGAGATTCAGGGTCGTCGCGGTATCACTGACTTCCGTGTTGTTTGTGATGAAACAAACAATACATCAGCAGTCGTCGACCGTAACGAATTCGTAGCAACAGTCTTCATCAAACCAGCACGTTCTATCAACTACGTAACATTAAACTTCGTAGCAGTTAGATCAGGTGTCGAGTTTGAAGAAGTCGTTGGCACAGTTTAAGGAGATATATAATGTCACTAAGAGTCGATGATTTTAAAGCAAAACTAAAAGGTGGTGGTGCTCGTACCAACCTTTTCAAAGCTACATTAAACTTTCCTGCTTATGCTGGCGGAGACGCAGAACTCACATCATTCATGTGTAAATCTGCTCAGTTGCCAGCATCAACAATGGGAGTTTTAGAAGTTCCTTTTCGTGGTCGTATGCTTAAAATAGCAGGGGATCGTACTTTCGAAACTTGGACAATCACTGTCTTAAACGACACTGGTTTCGAAGTTCGAAATGCTATGGAACGTTGGATGAACGGTATGAACGCACACAGTTCAAATACTGGTATCACCAACCCAGTCTTATATCAATCTGACCTCATCGTTGAGCAGTTAGATAAAGACGGTTCTTCTGTAAAAACTTATAACCTTCGCGGATGTTTTCCGACTAACGTTTCAGCAATTGAAGTTAGTTATGATAACGAAGCAATCGAAGAGTTTACAGTTGAGTTTCAAGTCCAGTATTGGGAAGCTAATACGACTAGTTAATAATGGTATAAGTAAGTGTATCGTGGGGAGAATACTCCCCACTTTTCTTACCGTGAGGATATATGGCAGATAATAGTTTTTTTAAAGCGTTTGGTTTTGAATTAAAGAAAGTTGAGAAAGCAGAAACCAAAAAGGCACAATCAATAGTTCCCGCAATCGATGAAGATGGCGCGGGTTATGTGTCAGCGTCTGGTTCTTATTTTGGTCAATATGTAGACCTAGAAGGAACTGGAGCCAAAGACAATCAAGAACTTATTAAAAAGTATCGTACTATCGCAGAACATCCTGAATGTGATGCTGCTATTGAAGATATTATTAATGAGGGTATTGTCGGTGGTGAGTTAGAATCAGCTGTAACACTTAATTTAGATAAAGTTAAAGCAACAGACAGCATTAAAAAAACCATTAATGAAGAGTTCAACGGCATTTGTGCTATGTTGAATTTCGAAGAACATGGGCACGACATCTTCCGTTCGTGGTATGTAGATGGACGTTTGTACCACCATTTAGTGGTAAACGAGTCCAACCTGAAACTGGGCATTCAAGAAATCCGCCCTATTGATGCTACTAAGATGAGGAAGGTAAAAGAAGTAAAGTACAAGAAAGATGAAAAGTCTGGCGCTAAGATCGTAGATCAGACTCTTGACTTCTACGTCTATCAAGAACGTGCCGGTGCTCCCAATGGAGTAAAACTTACTCCCGACTCAGTAAATTATGTCACG